AAAGAAATTACAAGAAACCAATCAAGCCATAGCGGCCGAGCTGCAAAAGGCTAATGATGAAAAACCTCAATAAAATGATACATGGCGTTGACCAACGTAGTATTGGTATGTGCATAGGCACTATCGTGCTTAAAATATGGAGCGATATTAATGTCAACGAGGTCGGAGCCTATGTAGCCATTTTTGCGGGTATGACCACGATAGCCTATAACCTATATCGGCTGATCAAGGAAATAAAGGACAAATGAAGCAATTTTTTAGCGAGGATAATGACCGCTTGTCTATGAAAAGACTTTGCGGTTTCCTTTGCGTAGTGATGCTTTGCGTTACTATGTACCATAACTCGTTTAAAGAAACCAAACCAAGTGAGGCTCTCGTGTATGCGGTAGCCTCTCTTGCGTTTGGATGCCTTGGCCTTACCTCTATTGAGAAAATATTTAGGAAAGATGATAAGAATTAGCTTAATACTATTACTATTTGTCTCTTGCAATCCGGTTAAAAAAGTTCTAAAAGATAGAACTATGTTTGACCAGGTAGCCAAGGAGGTTATAAAAGCAGGGCTTTGCGCTAATGATACCACAATCATCACCAAAAGTGACACAACGATAAAAGTGGACACTTTAACCATTGTTGATGAGCAATTGGAGGTAAAAGTGTTCAATGACACCACTTACATCACTAAGTGGAGAACCAATGTGGTGACAAAAACGCTTACCATCCATGATACTATCAAACGATACATAGTTGACAATGCAAGGGTCAATATCCTACAAGCCGAGCTCACAAGTGCTAAAGTAGAGGCCGACAATTGGAAAGGAAGGGCAAATAAGGCATTTGGTTGGCTTATAATCGTTCTAATGGGTATTGGTGCTTACTTATACATTAAACTCAAGAGATGAGCCTTAATTTGGATATTATTAAGCAATTTGAGGGATTGAGTCTATGCGCGTACAAATGCCCTGCCGGAAAGGTCACAATTGGCTTTGGGAACACCTTTTACGAGGATGGGAAGCCAGTTCTTATGGGCGATAAAATAACAAGAGATAGGGCCGATTTCTTACTCGCAAGGGTAGCCGAGCAATTTGCCAATAGGATGGCTAAGTATATTAAAGCTAATTTGAACGACAACCAAAAATCGGCTTTGCTATCATTTGCTTATAATTGCGGCTTTGGCAACTTTAGCGGTAGCACATTGCTAAAGAAAGTCAACGCCAACCCAAACGACCCCACCATTAGGCAAGAGTTCATGAAGTGGAACCGATCAAGTGGCAAAGTATTAAATGGGCTTACGAGGAGGCGAGAGGCCGAGGCTAACTTGTACTTTAAAACCCATTAATATGGCCAACAACCCACTTTTTAGCAAGACCAACATAGCTGCGGAGTACCGCACAAGATATGGTTGGGAGATGCCTACCCTTAAACTTGCGAGGATATTACATAATGAGAATCCACTTCTATTTAATAGCGTTGAGAGAGCAAGAGATGTCTTGCGTGGTATTGAGGGGAAAGGAGGAAAAGGTAATAAAATTCGTAAAGTTGTAGAGGATAGACCACGCAACCCATACAACCTACCTAAGTCGGAAGAGGCTAATTACGAGCCATATTTTATTAAAGCAAAGCGTTTACTTGTCCTTTCCGACATCCATATACCTTACCACTCAATTGATGCCTTAACTGCGGCTTTTGACTACGCAAAAAAGGAGAAGCCAGATGCCATCCTTCTCAATGGTGATACCATTGACTTTTTCCAATTGAGCCGCTTTGTGAAAGACCCAAAAGCGAGGTCATTTGCACATGAGCTATTGGCGTTCAAAGAGTTCATGGATGTTCTAAAAGATACGTTCAAATGCCAAATATACTTTAAGACTGGTAATCACGAGGAGCGCTACTTTCACTACCTTTGGATGAAAGCGGGGGAATTAAATGGTGTGGATGAGTTTGAGCTTGAGAACATCATCAAGTCAAGAGCGGAAGGAATTGAGATAATAAAAGATAAGCGTATTATTAAAGCTGGTGCGCTTAATATCATCCACGGACATGAGTTTGGTGGATCGGTCTTTAGCCCAGTTAATATTGCTCGTGGTTTGTTCTTGAGAGGTAAGGTAAGCGCCATGCAAGGCCACAACCACCAGACAAGCGAACACACGGAGAGCAATATGAACGGAGAGATAGTGACCACTTTCTCATTGGGTTGTTTGTCCGAGTTGAACCCAGCCTATTTGCCCATCAACAAGTGGAACCACGGATTTTCAATGGTTGACATTGATGGTGAGAGCTTTGATGTAAGGAACAAGAGGATATTTAAAGGGAAAGTATTATGAGCGCATTAGACCACCAAGAAGGAGGCTCTCACTACAAGAGGCATAAGATACAACCAATTGATTTTATCTATGATAATGAGATTGGTTTTATTGAGGGCAACATCATTAAGTATGTGATGAGGCATAAGCACAAGAACGGATTAGAGGACTTAAAAAAAGCTTTACACTATTTACAAATACTAATTGAGAAAGAATATGAAGATAGATGAACAAGAGGCCTTACTTTGTACTTTATTTATGAGACTTGACAAGGATTTGGAAGTAATTAAAAAAATGTTGGCAATGGTAAGAGGTGGAAAGAGAATAGATGATGAGTCACTACTCATGATATATAAAAAGTATGCGAAGGATAAAGGTTAAATATACAAAGCTTGGTAGGCAAAAGGCTTGGGGTATGGCTCACTCGGAGGGATTGGTAGAGTTGGATGAGAGGATAAAGGGTAAGAAGCACCTTGAGATTTTGATACATGAGTGTTTGCATATTTTATACCCAATGGATAGTGAGGAGGAGGTAGTTAAGAATAGTATTATTTTGACAAACACCCTTTGGCACGAAGGGTATAGACGGGTTGATAATAAGGATACAATACCTTTACAAAGTCAGTAATTGTTGCTTTTTTAGTGTTTTTTCGCCCTTTGTTTCTACAAGGGGCTTTTTTTTGAATATTTTAACAATTATATTTGTTTAAATAAAAAAGATATATGATATTTGCATAAATAAACTTAATACTATGGTACAAGAAAAAATTAAATCTAAACGACTATCTCTTGGTCTCTCAAGAGACAAGTTGGCTAAATTAGCCGACATTACACCACAGACCATTTACCGCGCTGAGACAACCGGTAAAATTACTCTCCAGAACTATTTAAAAATAACTGAAACACTTGAAAAGTATGGTCGCTCTAATTCTTATCGGAACAGTCAGCGCAATAATGTTGCTGACAGCAGCTCTCTCTAAGTTTTTCATTAAGAAAGAATTCGTACCCAAGCCTGTAGCACAAGTACGCTATCAAAAGTATCTTATCCCCAAATCGTTTTGGGATGATGTAAACAGAGTAGATTTGGCTATATATGGTATGGGATACGATGAGCTTGAGATAGTCAGCTTTATGATAGACCAATTCTGTGATAAGTACAATCAAATCGCCGATCATAGGGTTTATCAGAACAGGGTTGCAACAATGATGACCTTGTATCAAGAGAGAAAGAAATGGATAATGTCGAAAAAAGTTTATAATCACCAAAACCAATAATCATGTTGACAAATTCAACGCAAAGCAATGGGGGAGCAATCTTCCTGTCCATCACAAATGGCAAACTTGTCAGAAGAGTAGACCTTGGTACTGAAGGCGCGGTAGAGCGCACAAACAAAAATGGTAAGCAAGTGGCAGAGCTGTTCTACACCACTCTTACCGGACACATTAAAGAACTAAACATTAAAGAGAACGAGTATGGTAAGTTCTTGTTGGTGATAGTTCATGATGTGCAGACAAACAAAAAGTGTACCTTGGAGATGAATTTCTCTTCCGGCTACACCACCACTTTCCTCAAAGCCTTGCCAAATGTCGACCTCAACCAGAACGTTGAGATAAGCCCTGCGCTTATCATTGATGGAGACAAGAAGAAAAGTGTCATTTTTCTCAAGCAAGCCGGAGCGCCCATCAAGCATTACTACACCAAAGACAACCCAAAAGGAATGCCAGACATGGTAAAAGTAAAGGTCAAAGGCAAGGAACAATG